TCACCTGGTTGAGTGCGGTCGTGGATTCGGCAGCCGAGATACCGCCCTTGGTCATAGTGGCGATCGCCGCGCCGAGGTCGTTGAGGGGCACTTTGGCGACCGCTGCCGTGGGCATCACGTCGCCGATCTGCGAGGCCAGTTCATCGAAGGAGAGCACGCCAATGTCGACGGTCTTGAACAGGGTATCACTGACCGTGGTGGCGTCTTTGGCCGTGAGGCCGTAGGCATTCAGCGCCGCCACAATCGCTTGGCTGGCGACGTTGGTATCTGTCAGCCCCGCGCTGGCCGCCTTGCTGGAGGCTTGCAACACCGTCAGGGCATCGGCTCCGGCAAAGCCTGAGCTTTGGATGTTGTAGAACCCCGCTGCCAGGTTGGTGGCGCTGTCTGTGGTCTGAGTCAGGTCGGTGCTCAGGGCGATGAAGGTCTGCCCCAGAGCCGTGAGGGATTCATCGCTCTGCTTGCTGATGCTTTGGATGTTGCGCATTTGCCGGTCGAACTCGACCGCTGTATCCGTGGCCTGCTTGCTGAACAACACCAGCGGCGCGGTCACGGTCGCCGATAGGATGGCCCCGGCTTTGGTCATGCTCGCCCCAATGCTGCCCAGACTGGCCCTCAGGGTTTGCCCGGCAGCCCCCACGGTCTTGCTCATCTCGTCGCGTGCGGTCAGGATCAGCCGCAGTTCCTCAGTCGTCAGCCCCATGCCGCGCTTCCTCTTTCATCTGTTCCAGGATCGCGCCCAGGCAGTCCTCCGGGCAATCCAGCAGCTCCCGATAGCCCCAGCCCATGAAGCGCATTATTGCGGCTTCGCTGCGGGCGCTATCCTCACCGCTTTTTTTTCAGCTTCCTGGGCTTTTACGTGCGCGTCTAGCGCCTCTACAATCTCATCCGCCAGTTCAGGGTCTAGCGCTTCAATCGCGTCATCGCTCACGTCCACGCGCCGCCCCTGTTCATCGCACAGTGACCAGCCCACGATCCAGGTGCTCAGCCGCAACACGCTGTGCTTCCTAAAATCCAGCGGCAGGTTCTGCGCGTCCTGCAAATCCACGCGCCCCAGGGCCGAGCCGGTCAGCGCCTGGCGCTCGCCATAGGTCAGCCGCGTCTTGAACTCGACCCACTCCCCCTGTGACAGCGTAACCCGCACGCTGCCAGGTATTACAAATGCACTTCTCGCCACTACCACACCTCCGGTTTGCCTGTGCCCGATAGGGCGACCTGCCCCTCGACCAGGGATTCGACGCGCGCGCCCGTGAAACGCCACTCGCGCGCGCCCATGCGCAACGTCACCGTAAACTCGCTCACATGTTGCAACCAGTAGCTATTGGCCGCCTTGCACGCGCCCTTGACGTGCCACTGGTCGCCCTGGGCTAGCAGAGTGGCCTCGGCCAGCGTCGCTACCACGCGCCCGCTCGCCAGTAGCCGCCCTGCCAGCCCCTCAGCACGAATCATACTCAGTACTGACCCCAGTCGCCCGCAGCGCCGAACCCGCCGCTAATCTCCACCGGACCACCCACGGGCGTGGTGATCTTGAAGTCTGTGAAGGCATAACCGTACCAGTACTTGGTCGGCGCGGCGCTGCTGGGGTACAGGTACATCTTGACCCCGTTGGTGCTGCCCATCGCGTCGTACAGGGCATCACTGGCGCTGTCCCAGAAGCCGCTCAATGTGCCTTTGATGTCTTTGAGGCCCTGGACGTACTGCTTGTTCAGGTCCCCGAAACTGGTCACCTCGGCCCGGTCACTGGACATATCCAGCTCCCAACTGGCCAGGGTGATGGCAACGGCCTCCGCTGCTGTGGCGGCCCCCATGTATACGATCCCCGATTTCCCGTGATAGCGGCTCATGTGCCCTCCAATACTTTCAGAACTTGCGCAATGCGCGCGTCAAACGTGTGACCTGCCACCAACGCAGGCAGTTGCTCACCAATCCGTATCCGTTCATCCTCGTGCGCCAAATAGTGCCGTATCAGGCGCTCCATCTCGGCCGGCGTCCTGGCCACAATCGGCAGGTCACCGAACACATCATCTACCTCGGCCCGCCAGTCGGTGACAAAGCACCGCCCGCAAGCCGCCAGTTCGTAACAGCGTGGGTTCATGCTCTCGGCATTCGTGATGTGGGCTACACCACGGCCAAACCCCACGCTCGTGCGGTGCAGGTTGATCCCTACTCTGGCCTGGCGGTACAGCGCCGCCGTGAGCTTGTTGTCAATGATTTCGCCCCTGACATAGCGCCGCAGCGGGTTGCGCGAGCCGAGAATGTCCCAGCCGCCATACAGCCCCAGGTCTATCCCGTCCCAGTCCATCGCTCGCAACCAGGCCACGCGTTCCTCAAAGCCGGTGCCGACAAAAACCACGTCGTGCGCTGCAACCGGCTCCTCAGTGTCGCCATGCTCGTTGTGCCGGTGCGGATCCATGGCGTGCTGCCAGTAATAGGTGCGCGGGTTGATGGCCTGGAACCCCGGCACCGCTGCGCGTTCGTTGGTAAAGACCACATCCACCAGCCCCGCCAGGAAATGCTCCTGTTCATCGGCGTAAGGCGTTTCGGTCAGGATACACGCGGTCTTGACGTGCGCTTTACGCAGCAGGGAGAGCGCCTCAGGGTGGATGTACGTCCCACTGACAATCAGCACCCAGTCCACATTCAGCCGCAAGGCCCGCTCCAGGATGCCCTGGCAGGCCAGGTAGAGCGTGTCCGCTGCCGTCGGCTTGGGCTTGCCGGGGTTGCGTTTGGAGGCCAGCCGCAGCCATTGGCCGGCAAACTCGATGCGCCCACACAGGTTGTACTCAATGACCTCGGCGCCGGCCTGTTGCAAGGCGTCGTGCACGCCGCGCCAGACGTCTGCCACTGACCAGGAAGCCCCTGGGTGCACGAGTAACAGCCTCACTCCTTCACCCCCTCGACGCCCACTTGATACCACGCGGGACTGCCCAACCGCCCATCTCTGTACCGATCTATCTCGTGCAACTTGCGAAACCCCGCCGAGGCCATCATGCGCCCCAGCGTCTCGCGGTCATAGCTCCACCGATGCAAGCTGCCCTGCACCGTGCTGTACAGCCACAGCGCGCACACCTCGTCCAGGTCGGCTACGTTGTGCCACACGTCCGGCGGGTACTCGACGCAATCCACCGCACCCGCCAGATAGCGCCGCATGATCTCGCGGGTGTCCGGCACCACAATTGCCAACACGCCGCCCGGCTTCAGGCAGCGGTAGCACTCAGCCAGAAATGTGACCGCCTCTTCGCGTGTCAGATGCTCCAGATAGTGCCCAGCATACACCTCGCTCAGGTCGCCATCCTCAAAGGGCAACGGCGGCACTCTCATCACTAGGTCGGGATTGACCCGTGCATCGGCGTCTATGTTGAGATACCCCGCTAGCGGGTAGAGGCCGCACCCCACGTTGCACTTGGTCATACGTCGCTTCCAATCACGACGCACACAAAGCCCCAGTGATCTACTCCGGCCACTGTGACCACCCCGCCGCGCATTTCCCAGCGCAGGCCGTAGGCAGGCAGCGTGGCATCCAGCGTCTTGAGCGCCGCGTCCAGGTTATCCATAGCCGCAATGGTCGCGTCATAGTTCTGCGCTTGCCGATTCTGGGCAATGGGCTGCACCGCCACCATGATCTCAACCTGGCGCGTGCCTGAATAGTCCACCAGCCCCTCGGTAACCAATGCGCTTTTGCCGTCCGGTATCATCGGCCAGGCCACCGGAAACGTCGTTTTGATCGAGGCCGGCGACTGGCTCAGCAGCGTAATGCCCGTTGGTGCCATCGTTAGCAGTGAGTTGATAAACGCCCGATATGTTACCATGCTCATAGGGGCGACCTGCCTATCGTGTCCAACAGCACCTTTACGTCCGCCGGTATCCCTCTCGGAATGATCATCTGCCCCGTTGCCAGTTGCGCCGTCACGTCAAACACCTGCGAGTCTATGGCGCGGAAAGCGTAGGCCACCCATTTGCGCGCGGCTAGGTTGATCACTGCCGGGCAGGTCGTGGCATAGCCCCAGGTACCGGCTACGCTGATTGACCCTTCCGGGTCGTCGGTGTAGGTCCAGTTCAGCCCGCTTGACGCCTTGAGGATGATCCGGCTATAGCGCGGCCCGTTGTACGGCCAGAGCTTGTACTTGGCCGCCGCGATGGTACTGCTATCCCCGTTGGTCAGCGTCGTGATCGTCAGCAGCGGCTTGTCGAGCTTGAGCGTCGGCCCGTCGCTGTCCGTTGTCGGGTCAAAGTAGCGCGTCTCGCTCTTAGCCTCCATCTCATAGCCATAGTATTTGTCTATGGCATCCAACACGCCGTTGAGCATGGCGGTCAGGATAGTATCATCAGTTGATACCGCTATCCTCAGGTCGCTTTTGACTTCCGCTATCGTCGTGTAGGCCATGCCGCCCCCTACTGGGTGATAACCGTAATGCTCGGCGAGGTGCCCGTGATCAGGGCATAGATACCTGCCAGCGCCCGCACCGCCACCGGGAACATAACCGATACTGAGATGTTGGCCGTGGCCGACAACTTGGCCAACACGCTGCCCGCGTTGGTGGTTGCGTTGTCATACAGGATCACTGTAGCCGTGTCCGCCCCGGCTGTGAGCGTAACCCCACGGAACCACACCGGCGCAGCAAACACTACCGCGCTCGCGGCTATGGTCGTGTCAACTCCTACTTCCATTTCGCCCTCTTTCGTAGGCGCGATACAGCGCCTCATCTACCAGGATACGCCCCAGGTGTGGCGGGCTGAGCGTAGGGTCAAGCCACACCGTCACGCCCGCCTTGGCGCACTTTTCGCAAAACGCAATGTCCTCGCTCGGATAGGCGTGTGCCGCTTCATCGTACAGGTACACGAACCACGGCGGCCCGATCTGGCGTAGCGCCTCGGTTGCAATCAGGATCGCCCCCGTGCCTACCCAACGCACCTTGACCAGGGCCCGCTCCCATGCGCCGATGCGCTCGCACTTGTCGCCGCGCTCTACCCAGGCCAGCGGCTTGTAGGGTTCCTGCCGACTGAAACAGAGCGCCGCCACCACCTGTCGCCGCTTGTCGGCTTGCGCCCGCTGGTATAGCCGCTCTACCGTGTCGGCTGGGTGCATGTGGTCCACATCCAACATCACGATGTACTCGTACTCGCCGTCGAGCGCAGCCTGGCAGAGGTAGTTGCGATTGAGGTCCGTGCGCCCGGTGCGGGTCTTGATCGCCCACCCCGAACAGGCGCGAATCAGGCTCTCGCTGGTCTCCGGCGGTATGCCCCCATAGCCCAGTGGTATGCCCACCAATACGCTTCTATCCTCTGCCATGCGCGCTCCTTACGTTAGCTCCACTCTACCACGGGCCGCGCCTCAATCCAGACCTGCTCGGCCTGCTGGCACAGGTCCACCAGGCAGGCCATCTTATCGGCGTACTCAGCCGCCGAGATAGCGCCCTGGTTCATCGCCGTTCCCAGGTCAGCCATGAGCGCCCGCAGCGTCTCGCGGTTGGCCTGGTAGCGATCCCACTCGTTGACTTGGCTCGTGGTTGCGAGCTTGATCTCAGCCGTCCACTTGCCGTGCGTTGCGGTTGCCATGCGCTACTCCTACGTGCTGTTACTGGCTCCCAGGATCTGCGCCGTCCCGCCCAGGGCGTTCGCACCGCCCAGGGTGTAGCACATGCCCCGGTTGTTGCTGTCAATGTCGTCGGCCATGAATCCGCAGTTATCCAGAATGAAGAAATTCGTCACGCTGGCCATGCTAGCCGGGATGTTGAAGGCCGTGCCCAAGGCATACGTGCGGCACATATTCAAGAACAGGCAGTTTTCAAAGCTGTTCCAGCGGTCAATGCCTCCGCTATCCACCACCTCGACGAAATAACAGGTGGTCGC